TGTCATCCACCACTGGCCTGTTTTCGCCATTGCCATCTCATGGTCGCCGACATCAGAAAGCGAAATAAGAGCAGAACGCCTTACGCCTCCGGAAACAATAACCTCTGCAATTTTGCAGCAGATGTCATGGCACTCGATTGGACGGAGTTTTCGACCAGCTGCATTCTTGAATAGATCGATACAAAACTCAAAGAGAGATTTCAGCGGTCCTGGTCCAGAGGCTCTGCCGCCGAATACTTTAAGGCGCGAACCTTCCGGACGAACAGAGCTATAATCAATCTCAGGAACCTGTCCGCTGTAGAGAAGAGCAAGAAGCTCTTTGAAAGACCTAGCCCATGCTGCTTTAGAATCTCCAACAACGATCTTGCTGTTGGACTTCTCGAAATGCTCGGAGATTATGGGCAGTTTGTCTGTATAGGTTCTTTCAACCGAGAATCCTGCGCCCGTGCCGCACATGAGAATATACATGAGCTCGTCAAAAGAACGAGGATTGTCAATTGGCAGATAAGAACAGTTATAACCTGCAACGTTGCAACGATCCAGTGCAGGACCAGCAGTCATGAGAGCTCTCATAGAAGGCATGACATCCAAATTATAGATGGCCTGCCTGATCTCTTCCTTGAGTTGCTTGTTGATCTTTGGGCTTTTCAGAACATTATCGCAGTATCTTTCAACAGTTTCGCCCCAGGTTTCTCTACGATTTTCTTTTTCGAGCCACCTAGCATACTTGGAAACGGCAATAACTTTCTGATAGTCTTTCATAACACACACCTCTGGAGATTGATCGGGAACTGATATTTAGTTTTATGGATATTGAATTAACGCTTATTAAAGATACTTAATTTATCAGAAAAAGATTCTGAATGGATGTAGACCTTGGGTGATCTCTTCTTGAGGAATGAGAATATGATGATCTTCCATTGAGGGATGATATTGGAACATGAGGTTATACATATTTGTCTCCTTAAACTGCCATTGGGGCTTTGATACTTGGATGTGGGATATAGTTATTGAGTGTGAATTCTGATACGAGCTCATACATAGAAGAAAGTGGAACATTCTTTAGATTCGGAATAGTGAGGGTTGGTTCCGGACGAGACTTTCTGGCAAGCTGCTCTTTGACTTGATCCATATGATCACTGTAGATATGAACATCACCCAGAGACATAACCAAACGTCCAGGCTTAAGACCAGTAAGCTGGGAAATGATGTGGACCAGAAGAGAGTAGCTGGCGATATTAAAGGGAAGCCCCAGGAAAGTATCAACTGAACGCTGATACATATGACACTCTAGATAACCATCATTGGTAACATAGAACTGGGCAAGAATATGACAGGGAGGCAGACACATCTGGTCAAGTTCACCTGGATTCCAGGCAGTAATAATATGACGCCGACCCATTGGGTCTTTTTTTAGTCCTTCAATAAGATTGGCAACCTGATCGAATCTTTTGCCTTCGCTATTTGTCCAGTGCCTCCACTGAACCCCATAGATTCTTCCAGTATTTCCAATAAATAAATTTTGATTTGCTTTCCAGCTATCTGCTTGAACATTGTCTGTCCAGATAGTCTTGTGGGTCTTTGTGCTGTCCTTGAATCTCTGCTCTTCTTTTTCGACAGAATCATAGTCGGCAGAAAAATAGTCAAATGGTGTTTTTGTGTACAAATAGAGAATGTGGGCCAAGAATCTTTCATCATCGCTTCCGGCAAGAAACCAGAGAAGCTCTGAGACAATGGCCCTCCAGGCCATTCTCTTTGTGGTAAGAGCGGGGAATGTCTCTTTCAAATCAAATGTAATCTGATCTCCGAAGATACTGATAGTATCAACACCTGTACGGTTCTTTCGAAGCTCACCCTTAGCCAGAATTCGTTCTAGCAAAGAATGGTAGGTCGCATCATGCCTGTTGGAAATTTGATCTGAAGTCATTTCTCTTTCTTTCTTCTATATCACATTGTTTTCTTTGACTTAGTGTAAGCAAACCATTCAACCCATGGAATGTGTTCGCCTTAATAATTCTCATTATTTCTTCTTGAGAAAGGCCAGAAAGGATCATCTGGTTAATATCTTTCTCTTGAATAGATGGTGGCCAGATAACTACCTTGAATCCCTTATCAATGGCAGATTTTATCTGCTTGACGATATGTTTATTTCTTGGTTCGTTATCATAGACAACTACTATATTGTTTTTTTGTATACCAGTCAAGCTAATTGTTGAAGTTAGATTACCCCCACCAGCAGCAATTGAGTTTGGAAGAAACATCGCATCAAACGGACCTTCTGTCAAGTAAACAGTAGATTTCTTATCAACTGTTTCCATACCCCAGATCTTAGCAGCATCATCAAACAACATGATTGTTATGTAACGAATCTTGTTATCTGGGTCTAATGCTCTTCCCTGAAACCCAACCAATATCTTATTCTCATCAACGAAAGGAATAATGATCCTTGAATCCTCAGGGAAATCATCAGAAAGCTTTCCTGGTATGAATCTATTTACCAGTTCTTTAAACCTGTCTGCATAATACAACCTATAGTGTTGATTCGGTGGTATCTTCCTATCATCGATATATTTCTTGGCTGGATGGTCATGAGGAAGAGATGATATCTTGGGCATTTCGTTCAAGAGAGTAGCCTTGACAAACTTGGGCTTCTTCATCTTATCAGCAAAAAGCTCAACATCAGACTTTTCTTCAGGCTTATTAACAGGCTGCAGCTTTTCCTTAAGAAACTGGTAGTATGTTATGTTATCAAACTTCTTAAGGAAAGAAGAAAAGTACATCGACGACATGCAGTTGTGGCAATGATATCGATAGGAACCTTTCTTAGGATACAAATATCCTCTGGCCTTCGAAGATTTCTTGGCAGAATCTTCACAGAAGACACAACGAAAGTTAAACACAGATTTTGACTTTGATTTGAATCGAGGAAGTTTAGAAGATATTAGAAAGATATATTTACGCTCAAGCCATTCCATAGATCACCATAATATTATTCAGGACATTACTGATTATACTCAATCTATGAATTTAAGCAAGCCATTTTCACCATTTTTCTCAAATATACCTATACCAACAATATAGTCGACCCCATCCGGAAGTCTGATTGGAAACTTTCTACCAACAAAAGTTCCTTTTGGAGTATGTTCAGATAAATGAACACCCTCTTGATGTTTGTAAACCTCTTCATCGGTTTTGTTGAAGTTATCAGCTGTTTGTTTGCCCCATATCTCTTCGTCGCTTTTCCCATCATAGATATCAGGCGGACCCTGCAATATTTCTTTGGCGTATCCTTTTGAGCATCTTATCATAATATATTCGTTCTCTGCCATTCTTCTTTTAACCCAAGAAACTCCAGGATCAGAATCAATAAAATCTCTCAGAACGTCAGAAGGTATGATGTGTTTGTTCTGACGAAGTTTTTCTTCAGTCAGTTCTTTAGTTAATCTTTCGATTGTTTCTTCAGCACTTTTCAGACGATTAGAAACTCTATCTGAATAAGACCTTTCTCTCTCAGCCTCATCCAGATCATCCTGTTTCTTTTGCCTCTTGGCTTTGTTTCTTTCATTAAGAATATAAACCAGAGCCGCCGAAATCGGTGTAGCAACGGACAACACTTGTGTTACGATTTGATCTAAAGTCATTTATGTTGTCCTGGACAGTTACTTGTTGCTATTATATATTTACAACAATTTTGCCTTTGGCTGTCCAAATCGAATAAAAGGTTATCAGATTGAAAAATAAAAATATTTCAATCAACCACCAAGTTTCAAGGATGTTGAGTATGTGTGCCACCACATCAGCAGTTGATGTGAAATACATCAATACGCAACCTAATGCAACAACCAGATAATTAAGAGAGATGATAAGGAAAAGCTTAGACCCAACAACAGAGTTTATTTTTGGGATAGCTGCTGTTTCTGCATTATAAGAAGAAAGCTTAATAGAGAATCTCCAAGATGACCAGGAAACCGCCAACATCGACAGAAACCAGAGACACATTTCTACGCTGATATTGTCGATCATGACTTTGCTCCACTAATAAGTCTTCTGGCAACGGCAAGAGATTGCTTGTTATCATCCTCAGTTCCGGCATTAATTATACTCAACGCTGCAACAAGCATGAGGATTTCTTTGGTATTGTCTTTTTTGCTGGTCTTGTATTTTGCCAGAAGATTGCCGATCAGGGTCACAAGGGTGCTCCTGACCGAATCAGATTTATTCTCTTTTTCCATCCTCGCCTCCTTCGTAGTATTCTTTATAGCCCAAAACTACCGAATTCTTATCATCAATATATTTCTTGATCTCGGCAAAATTGAGGCTTAGAGCCTCATAACCATCATCTGTAAGAGCAAATAGGACAGGATTAACGTTTGCTGCTTTTAGTTTCTCAATAACTTCTACGAAATTCTGTTCCGTTACGATATACCACTTAATGTCTCTCATGGAAACATAATCTGGTTGTGGGATAACCAGGTCGGGTTTATTGATTGGAGTCGCCTCAACATCAATCTTAGGAGTCTGGCAAGCACTAAGGGAGAACAGTGCCAGGGCAGTCACGCAACTTCCCAGTTTCGTCATACTCTTTTCTTTCTTCTTCGGTTAAGGGGTTTCCAGTTGAAATCTCAAGACAGCGGAAAACTTTATCTGTTCCATTGTTTACGATTCTTTCGATTGAGTCGGGTCTGGCTTGTGCAAGGTTGCCAATATCTCTCTGGCCGTCCAGTGTCATTTTTCTAAATGTCTTAGCAAGGTCGTCTACTACTTTCTTAGATGTTTCTTGCACTTCCTGTATCTTATCTGATATCAGTTTCATGGTCTTAGCATCAGCTACTATGGAATCAATAGTCTTGGATTGTATCTCAGTTGTTACTTGAAGGCTGCTGATATCAGAAGCCATATTCAACATCTTTTTCTGCGAATCCTGGTAATAGAAATAGAAAGCTGTTCCGAGACCAGCTATAAAGGTAAAAAGAATTATGTAGGTCCAAATTTTCATCTTAATTATGTGCCCTGTACAGATCCATCACCAGCACCTGCCGCTGATCGTGCTGCACTAAATGGATGACCATATCTATTTAAATCAGACGACGGAACATCTGTCATTTTTGGTTTTAATTTTGCATTGTGCAAAAATTTTCTAATAACGTCTAAAATATTTGTTCTTCTTTGAACAGATGAAAGCAGCGGATCAAACTTTGCAACGCCAGCAGTAGAGACTGTTGGGGCCTCTTCAGCCACAATTTCTATAAACTCTTTGAAAGTTTTCATTGGTTGTTCCTTTGATTCTCCAGTAACATATTTAGTCTTTTTCTTCTCAACTCCAACTATAAACTCGGGAGGAATTGCTTCTTTAAATCTTAACTCAGGAGTTTCAGTAGGAGAAAAATCACTGCCAGTTTTAGCCACATATTGCCTATGCAACTCAGGATCAGCAAGTCTTTGTCTAATTTCTGTAGGATTACCACCGAAATTTCTATCTACGTTTTTGTTGACCCAATCCACGGGTAGATGAGCAACAACAATTGCTCTTTCTTCGTGTGGTACTGTGACAGCTTTTTGGCCAGCTTGGCGAAATCCATACTCCCCAGACATAGCAGCATAGCCGTGGGCAACCGATTTGCCGTGGCTTCCAAATGTAACGGAAACCATGCCCGTTTTGGGGTCTTTATTGCTTAAACCGTTTTTTAGGATGTGTGGGATGTTTCTGGTATGGGTGCCATGATAAACAACGATATGGTCGGGGTGTTCAGACCAATGCTTCATCTACATATTCCTTAAAGCTTGAACTATTTTCTGGTCTTTGTCATAAAAAACATTTATGGGCATTCTTCCAAGATATTCGATGAACGGAACAAGGTATTTTTTATATTCGGGCATCTTAACAAAAAGCATTTTCGTGGTGTGTTGGTCAAAACAATTATAGAGAACGATCAGATGATTCAGTATTAGTCTTTCTTTTAGATCACCTGCTGAATGATATTTGGTCAGCAGTTTCTTGATATATTTGAAACGATTCAGATCATTTAAAAATTCACTGGTGCTCGTACACTGCGGATTATCATAATGTTTCGCTGCAAAAATGATAAAATTAGAATCGTCAAGGGTTTCGAACATCATTTATCCAATAAAGTTAACTCTCTTGCCGGCACACGTTTAATACCACTCATACCAGTCGGATCTTTCGCAACGTCATTTTCAAATTTGTGTCCTTCAGGATATATTAATGCAGCGCTATCTGGTGAGGGTGGAGTTGAATAAACTACGTGCACGCCTGGATGATCTGGGTGAGTAACTCTATCACCTTTTTGTAAACGTTTTGTTCCCGGAAGTTGGAAGACATCACCTTCTGCGATCATACGTTTGATTCTATCTAACATTAATAGGATCTCCGTATTTTCCAATGCCCTCAATAGCAGAACCTTTTCTTTTTCTATTAAGTGTTGGAAGTTTTTCTAATAGGCGTCTTAGCATGCTAACTTGAACTGGCAAAGGAGCTCTTTCTTGCTCTGCAATAATCTGTTTAATCTTCTCTAACACCACAACCTCCAAGGCTTCTTATAATGATGGGCTACCTTTCGATAGCCCACCAGATATTTAAACTACAACAAACATTATTTATGAGTCTTTGATTACCGTATCATCAGCAGCGTCGCCAGCAATTGTCCCCATAGCGACGAGGGTTTCGTATTGAACACGTCCTGAGCGGCCACCTGTACCAACAACTCTACGGACCCAACCTGCATGTGCAACTTTACCAGCTAGACCTGAGATTACTGGAGCAAGAGCTGTGGCAGTCTGGCCAGTAAAGCTATGACCAGTTTCAGTTAGACCTTTTGTAAGGGTAATTGCAGTTCCGCCAATAGTGTTGGCGAGATAGATTCCCGTGGAGTTTGAGCCAACAACAAAGTATGTTGAGTTATTTGAAAGCTCAACAAGAGCTGTGTTGCTAGCTGCCACTAGATATCTCACGATATCATCATTTTGAAGAACGTTGGTCGAGAGTGAGATAAACCCGTTGGCCACAACAGCTGCGTTTGCATTAAAAGTTCTAGCTGATGGAGCAGCAACCGTAACTGTCGGAGGGGTTGAGTAGGAGTTTCCTGGGAGAACAACGTTAATTGCGGCAATGCGACCTGTGGAGTTGGCCTGTGCGTTTGCCGTGGCGTTTCCGCCGACTGTCACTGTGGCGTTGGCAGTGTATCCTGATCCGGGGAAATTCACTGCAATTGAGATAACTGAACCGTTAGAAACTGCGACTTCGGTTGTATCAACACCATAAACCTCAAGGGCGTTGCCGTTAACCTCAGTAGCTGCAACATAAGCTGGAGCCTGTTGGAGAATATAGGTGTTCGAGGCAGCGACAGTTGCGACTGCTGCACCAAGATTGGAAGCCTGCACCTGAACGGCAGTGTTTGAATCAATTCGAACGATTAAATACTTCTTAGAATCTGCGATGATGTATTCGCCGACCTTTGCCTCGGTTTGAAACAGAGTGCTGGATCCAGAACAAAATCCATTGGCATAAATCTGGATCGTTCCAGTATTAGCAGTTTTAGCGTCTCGGTTACCCCACATATGTTTCTTCCTTTTGTTGGATCGATTTTATCTATTTATCTTTTTCTTATGGTTGTGGTTCTGTTCCAGCTGGTTTTTTCCGCGGTAGTTTTGATTTTGCACTTTGTTCTGTTCCTAACTCACCCACAGCTGTAACAGCTGTATCCAAAGCATTTGATGTGGAGGGCGCAGGAGGGTTTGTTTTTCTCATATTTGCCAGCCGTTGCACTATACCCATCGTTTCAGAGAACATCTGATTGATACTCATCTGTTTGAAGTCTTCGTTTATCTTATTGGATACGAATGAATTAACAGCATTAAAAGCATATTGTTCAGAAGATATCTTTCTTGGTGTATACTGTTGCACAGCTTCTGAATATACCCCAACGATTTCTTCGAATGAAACGCCTGCTTTCTCGGCTTTTTCTTTTAGGGCCTTTACTGCCTTAATTTCTTCACCTGAAGCAAGAGCATAGATTGTTTCTACGCTTTCGCTAAGGTATGGAATTGTTTCTTCGCCCATTGTTAGTCTTTGCATAGGCATTTTTGGTTGGGTTCCTGGCCCAGAGATTCTTTGAATTGACATCTTTCTGACCTTGGGAAGAAGCCTCTGGGCCAAACGTTTGATAGCCTGTTGCTTTCTTTCTAGGATCTTATCTACCATGATCTTTTCTGGAATGGACATCTGATCATATGGAGTATGAGAGATTTTCATTTTGATGACGTTCCTGGCCATCCTTTCGGCTCTATTTTTCAATCTGGATTCTGAGGGCACCCTATCCTGATATCTCAGCTGGCCACGGTAAACCTTTGGTTCGATTCTTCTCATTTGTCGACCGCGAGCCAATCTTTGTTGGAAAGTTAAAGATCTGGCTTCTTCGATCGATTTTTTCTTAACTTTCTTGTTTTTTCTGGCATCCGCTTTTGCTTTTTTATGTAAAGAGAAAGCAATAGCAATAGCATGTCTTTTTATTTTTGATTTTGTTTCATCATCAAAGGATTCCCAAGCAGCTTTGGTCATTCCACCACCGTGTGCTCTTCTAGCAGCCGTATATCCCCTTTTTATATATTCTGGCGGCAACTTAAAAGCTTCTGTAACAAATTCTTCGTTCATCTGGGTTTGCAGATAATCACAAGCAGTCTCGATGTAATCTTTGGCGAGGGTAATTTTAGACTGAACCCATTCAGGTAAATTGGTGTTTGGTTCTAGCATATCGTGGATGCATTTGGCGTTTGTCATGATACTCTTGAGCTGTGACATAGCCATATCACCCTCATAGTCATACTCGTATTCATCGCCTTTTGATTTTTCGAGGATGTGCTCTTCTCCGTGCACCTTTACAACACAAGGTTTCTTAGACATTTCTGCTGGAAGTTCGGTGACGACGTTGGTGTTTTGAGCAGAAAAAACGGTTAGAGAAGCTAGTTTGGAGGTTGTCTTTTTTTCAGCAACAAACTCTTCTTTAACTGGAAGATGGCCGATCTTTAATTTCCAAGATTTGCCTTTATTTGGGCCCGAAGCGTGCGTGAATTTTATAGAATTTCCGTCATCTGCTAATTGTGACGTTACATAATGTTTTGCTGTTGGATCAACAACACCGTCTTCATCTTTGTGTGGAGACCCATACCAATCATGATATGTGTTTTTATAATATCTTATTACTTGGGCTGCGTGGTCGGGATGAATAAGGCCATGTTTGGCGTATTCCATAGCAGATATATTTTTCTTTACCATCAGAGTTTCCCTTGGGCTTATCTGTTTAATATTCTATTTAGTTAAAATTGTTTTGTAGCCAGGATTTAAATCCCAACATCATAGATTCTGAAGTTTTCCTCAAAGAATCATAAAGACCCTTTACGTGTTCTTCTGGAGTGTTCCTATAAAAAGCTTTAAACCCCGCATAATCTCCCGCTTTGGCAAATTTTTCCACATTTGTGGCGCTGGTATACGGTAAAATATTTTTTATTTTAGTAGGATGAGAGGGTAGCTCTCCTTCTTTTCTTTCGGCGCCAAATTGATGCACTTTAAATGATTTGAAATCAAAAGGCACCTTTCCACTTTTATCTTTTTTACCGTTGTACCGTTCTAATATACCTTTGTAGTCTTCTGCTCGGTCTGATCCAGCGATGACATGAAGATGTTCTACTCCTTGATTATGTAGATCTTGTAGGTGAGATACAAATGATGATTTTTCTTTAACGTCAACTTTTTGACCGAGTATATTTGAAGAATGTTGAGTTTTTTCTCGAACACTCAGAGGTTTTTCTGCTCCACTAAGAGTAACATTTAATTTTGCATTATTATCTTTTGCGATTTTTGCTGCGTGATCGATCAAACCTTTATGAGCTTCGGTGGGAATTCTTATTTTTCCATATACGGTAGCTAATGTGCTCATTATACAACCTGTTTCTGTTGTTTGAACTTATCGCCTTTTAAAAGATTAGCGGCAGAAAATCCCTGTCTATCGACAATCTTAAGACCATTGGCCACGAAACCTTCTGGATGAGTGGGTTTATCATCAATGGTGTGTTCGTATCCACCATGGGCCTGTGCACCAAGTTGGCGGGAGATTAGGTTTGTTGCTGTTTGAAGATGACCATGAGTTTGTAAAGTTTTCGCAAAGGCGGATTTATTCTTAGAAATGTGTTCTGCGTCGGCAGTTTCTTTGGCCATTTTTTCTTGTTTAGTTTTTGGCATCTTCACTTTGTCAATTTCTTTCTTATGACGGGCAGCAACATGTTCTGCATAATCAGAAACGTTTGGAGTTGACCCGTTTCTAACTGTCTGATTTATGTAGGTTCTAAGCATATCAGAATGCCCTTCGAGATGAGCGTAATTATTATTGCTCATAAGTTGTTTAGCTTTACCGAGATGCTCGTTTATTTTTGCTGTTGATTCCTCGCTTGGATCAAGAACTTTTTCTTTATCATCAACAACATGAGACATTTGATGAACATCCGGATGCTGGGCAAATTGACCCATGCTAAGAATGGGATGGGCTTCTTTGTTGGGGCCTTTTAATTCTGTATGGATGACCATACTTACTTTTGATGCTTTTAGTTTTTGGCCTTCTTGGGATTTTTCTGGAACTGAATATGATATCGTGTTTGGTTTATGATTGATCTTACCACCAGAAACCGTTCTTGTGTCAGGAGTAGAGAGAAACCCGCCTTGGTATTCGCCAGGAGTTTTTGGTAATACCTTTCCAATATGCTCCAATACTGGACCAAGAGTTGATATTAGATGGGGTTTGTGACCATGCTGGGTTTTTAATTCTTGTTGTGAAAAATTATAATGTGCTCCTGGACCTTTATATTTTACCCCAACTTTACCGTCTTCCGTTCTGATGGCCTGAAAAGAAACTCGATCATCTATTTTACGAGTAAGAGGAGCTTGTCCAGCTGCTACATCGACAAGAGTCTTGTGTGCGTGTTCAGCAGCATCTTTACCGTCAAAAACTCTATCTGATGGATGCTCTAAATGAAGAATTCCAGGAGCATCAGCTTTAGCCTCAGAAAAGAATTGTTTATAAGTGAGCATATTATTTATCCTTATATTGCGGCAGCTGGAACGTTCCTGCAGGTCCAAACTTATGCGGGCCAGACGTCGACTTGATTGCCATCGAAGCCACTTTGCGTTCAGTCCCAGTCGCTTTATGTAACCCAATAATATCTGTGCTCACACCACCACGATGTTCTTTTACGCGCAGAGAACCTTTCTCAAATTGAGCTAAGTGATCTTTGGCGATATCTTCAGAATTCTTTACAACGGGAACCGATGAACCGTCGCTTTGTACCTTTGTCCACGCCACAATGTGTGGAATTTTAGTTTTCGGTGAAACATTATCAGTAATGATATCTCTTAGTTCATTGTCTGATTTGTGAATAAGCCCACCAGTAGATTTTCTTTTTTTATCTCCAATAAAAGCACCCATTACTGCTCTTTTGCTTTCTAACGCAGAAGATTCAGCATCTTTATAACGAGTAGTTCTAGATTGAACAAATTCTTTTTTATCAGGAGCGTCGCGGTGACTTGAAATAACTTCTGAGAGCCCAGCATGGAAATAACGTTCTTCTGGTTTAACTTTCGCACCAGATGCAATTTTTTTGCTTAATTCTTGGTGCACCATATTAACTGCTTTTATACCACTTGTTGATAAAACCTTTTTTCCTAACATTCCTGTTGATAAAAGACGATCGGCTTTCCACTGTCCGTGTCTTTCAGAAGAAACACCAGAGTAACCAGCAGCTTCCATTCGTTTGTGGTGTGGTCTAATATGACTCATTAGAGTGCCCGGTTTGATTCCAGCAGTTGATTCCATGGTAGCTGCACCTGGGTTTTTGTAGTTTGGTTCACCAGAACCATACTTGGCAGAAATACCAACGTAGCGAACATGTTGTCCACCAGCAGTGTGAATACCAACAATCACATCAGCGTTTGAGTTTGGATCATTTTCTTTAGTCAGACGCTGGTGGTCTCCAGGAGTGTTGGGTTTGTCAGCAATAGAAGTCCAATGAACCGTACCAATCTTATGATCGCGACCCATTAAACCGTGTTTTCTCATATGTTTAATAACAGCTGCAGCTGTGTTGGCTGCATGAGAATCGATTTCAGCATACGCCTCTGGACCAACTTTAGCTGCCAGCTTGTTGTGCACGTCTGTTGGAGAAGATTGACGTCCACTACTTTTGTTCTTAGCAGCAAAATGGGTCGGCAGTTCTTTCGTTGGACTAAGATGTTTGGACAACAAGAGTTCGTGTAACTTGCCTTTATCATCTGCAGCTGTATTGGAAGATTTAGCCTGAGAAACCTTCTTTTTTTCTGTCAAAAAGTTTTCTGCAAAATATTTAAAGTTATGCAAGTGGGATTCTCCTGAAACAATTTTATAGAAGTAATATTATTTATAATACAAAAAAAAACCCGCCGAAGCGAGGTTCTGATCAAATCCAGGCGGGGGAAGTTCTTCTCTTATTTTGTAAACGAATTTAAATCACGTCGACTGGTGGAGTTCTTTGGCTCTTTTTAATGCTTTATCGAAATGTGGGCCAAGAAAATCTGTGCCAGTGGCGGGGAAGGTCTCGTCTTTCTTCCCTTTATATTTAAGGCGGACGACATAACCATCGCCGTCTTTTTCATGAGTAATAGTACCATGATCTGTTTTTGTTTTCGGATCCACTAAACCATATTCTTTTGGCCTAAGATGAGTTATCTCAAGCCTCCTTTTTTTTGCGTCGGCTTCATCTAGACTGGCAATACGAGCTTGCTCCGATATAAACTTGGCATAACGTTCAATAGACATGAGTTTCTCCGAAAAATGTTGCAGCTGGTTTATTTATAATAAAAAAACCCTCGCCGAAACGAGGGCCTAAAATTAGATATTGATCCATTCAGGAGGACTTCGTCTCTTCCAATTATGTAGGTGCTTTTTACCCTCTCGATAATAATTTCGGTAGTTCTCGATAGGATCTTCGGAAATTTTATACTCGGCATCCATACAGGAAGGCATAGTAGTTCTTAGGTCCTGCTTAATCTTAAATGGAGAATGACGGAGCATTCGAGAGATGCCTTTGGTTTCTACCGCATGGTGTTTACCGTATCTAAAGGTGTACTCTTTTAAGAGAGCCAACAAATGACGATAAAGCCAGCGGTAGTTGCCGATTGATTCTCTAGCCCAAATAGCCGATGGGTGGTTTATGTGAGTCGCACTATACAAAACACTGTTTAGCGATTCATGTAGAACATAAACCTTCTTCTTTCTATCGTTGACAATCTTGATGGACATCTCACCATCAAGAACACGGTGTGCCGTAGATAGTAGTTGAGCCGTCTCAAGTATCATCTTGACAACGTGCTTATCTACCATCCACTCTGCACACTGCTCGGGAGACTCTGACAAATAAAAGATATTCACAGAATTTCCCAAACATAGGTACTGTTTTTAGTTTTGAAACGAACTCTGGATTCTGTTTCTTCAAGAATCTCAGTGATCATAGTGGTCCGCCAATAGTCCTGTTCTGAATAAGATCTTGCACTAAAAGATCCAACTTCAATCACACAGCCAACTCTGGGTTTGGCAAAGTTTTCGTGTTTGATCTTGTTGTCTTCTACCCAATAAATGGTTGATGCTGGACCAGAATCGCCAGCACCATCCCTTTCGCGTCTTAGACTATATGTCATTACATGATCCTTTCACCAACACTACGAAACCCTACTTGTCCACCCTGATCAACGATCCGTTTAAGAACATCTTCAAACAGAATAGGTTTGAAGTCAGTGTGTTCCACTGAAACACAGATGTAGTCTGGGTCGATCTTATTGGAGTATAGGATTTCTCCAGTGACGGCATTTACTCCACGGGCTTTCTTAACGCTATTCTGGTGGAGGTGACCGTGGATATTACAGCCGAATCTAGCCATGGAAGCCTTGTGAATCGGGATGTGTGTAAGAATACATCCATTCAGCACGTGGCAAGCCCTAACGTCACGAAAGTATTTGTTCTTGACATTAGGTTTGGCGATATCGTGATTACCAGCAATCAGAACGAGATCCCCATTAAGTCTAGGGAGAACATCATGCCAGTCTTTATCTTTCATAGCCACGTCGCCAAGAACGTAAACCTTGTCGTTTGGACGAACGGTCTCGTTCCAGGCTTTGATCATAAACTCATTCATCTCTTGAGGATCGTTGAAAGGTCTTACTTTCTTTTCCTCTCCAGTTATACTGTCTTTGTATGTGAACCTACAGATTCCCCCATGAGAGAAATGAGGATCGGCAGTCAGATATACGGCAGGCATATTAAACTCCTATTCCCAGGTTCGGTGAACTTCAGCGACCCATTCCATACCATCATACTCACAGATAGTATACTTGATACCATCTGGAATGTCAACTATTTTCAGTTCGGCGAAACCGCCATTGGATTTTTCAATACCAAGAGTCTCAATTATGTCTATCAGAATCGGATCGTTTCGTTCAATATCTAGTCCATACACATCTTTCTTGCCTGAAAGATCTTCATAGAGTTTCAAAGCCTCATTAGAGAGACTGAAACCGCCATAACACCTATTAATTACGACTTTCATTTCTTTCTCCCAAGAGCAGTGGCATCATCACCTTTAGTAACAAATTGGTAGGCACCCTTGTTACAGATAGGTGCAGTAGAGTTCATATTAAGTTTCGCTGCAATGAGAACTTCTTTAGACTCATCACGAAGAGCGTCGATAAAGCTTTTACGATTTTCGGTATATACGATAGTATTCGAGCATTCGGGAAGTTCCGGATCGCGCATCCAAGAAAAGTCTGGGGCGTTCCAGCTACGACCACGCAAAGGCTTGCGTCGGGGAGCTCGTTTCTTCTTAAGATAACCAAGAACAGGCATGATATAGCACCTCAAAATTAACCGTAGAGATATTCTACCACGTCTGTTCTTGAAAGTAAAGCGTTTTTTTGGTCTTTTTTACCTTAGAATTCAACGTCTTGTCAAATAAAAGTCAACATATATCCGATTGCAGCACCGAAAGAGACGCCTGCAAAGAACTCGATAAACCAGAATGGGTCTTTCATGAATTTAACAACAATGTAATTACCAACAATATAGGAAAGAACCGCACCAATAGATGCAACTGGAAGAAGGGCAAGAAGCAACCAGTTATTCGCCACCCAGGCACCGTAAACGAATGTTGGGAAGAAATATAACCCTCTGACAAGCATGATATTGGCATCTTCACGAAGAGTTCCACCATACGTGCCCATGTCAAGGGATTTATACCAGCCAGGCAGACGATAGAAAGCAAAGCCAAGGAATAGTGCCAAGGCCCACTGCCAACCATAGAAGCCCAACATCAAGATGGAAGCGGCGATTATTGCGTAGTAAACATTTCTCCCAGGGAGAAATTCGATATTAGTATATCCAGAAAATCTGTTAAGAACACCACCAATTAAAGCGCATATGAGAATTAGAGTTTCCATATTTTACTCCTCTGTTGTGGAATACTTATAAAGGAAACTTCTTCAGGTCCAAAGAGACTTTCTAACCTTAATGAGACGAATGAGCATCTCCGTGTCTTCTTCGTCATAACGTTTTTCGATTTCATTAAGACGATCTAGTGTCATTTTGCTTTCAGCAGAGCCAAGTGTATCTAAAAATTTTGGATTAGCACGGCAATATTCTGACCATCCGCTGGCATCATGCGGGTCAGGTCTGTTCGCTCTCTGTTTCCACCAGTTATAGAGAGCAAGCTTTTCTTTTGCAGCTTCTGCCTGGGGAGTTGGCTGGCCATACCTCTCGTTATCTTTGTCCCAATCTTCATTATACTTCAGAGAAATCTCCCAGTTAAGATGGTCGATGCCGTGTTCTGGGCTGCGCCATGTTCTAAAACGAAACACACGACGCCACCATGGTGCCCTTTCTTTATCAGACCAGGCAACACGATGCCAAGCAAGTTCAACTTCTACAAAGTTCACAAGCTCATCGAATAGACACTCTATAATGCGCGTGTCTAGATCATAGTAGTCGCCTTTCTTCATATTAGAAGTAAGAGCGTGGGTCTTGCTGATCCAGCGATTGTTGATGTAATAGGAGATCTTGTTATACACATCTTTAGGAAAGCTGACAAAGTCCTGGATGTGGTCAAGACCTTCTTCTGCCAGCCAATAGCGGATGGGGTGTTTTTGTTTGGCTTCTTGTTTCCACTTGTCCCACTCACCCAAGCCAAGAGCATTTGGCTTCTTTGTACCACGAAGCCAGTTTGCAAACTTACTATTAGTCCAATAGTTAATTCTCATTTCTTTATCCGTTTCCATTTGCTTTTGAAAAACACCCGCATCCAGAAACGAATCAACATTCCCGGAGTTTGGTTTTTGGTGGTCGTGTAGAACAAATGACCGTTACCGAAAACATCACATTCCCACTCATATTTGGGGGTTCGAATGATCTTGAAAATAGAATCTTCAGCACTCATACTACACGACAAGCCAAGATAGGTTTCGTCCACAATTCTTGTGATAGATCATCTGATCCAATAACATCAAGCGTTTCCTCCTCTAAATATTTCAGTCCATTAAATTTAAGAATTTCTGCAGTTGTTGGATAAAAAGTATTAACAATAACACAATTACCTTTTATCGTCTTCGAAGTCAGTTCAGCAATCTGAGAGTTACCCAACCAGATCATATCTTGATTAATGATCGCACACATCTTTTCGTTTTCTTTATTGACCAAATTTAAAAACGAAATCAGAAGGGATATCGTTGTCTGTGTGTGATAAGAGAATTTTTCTCTATCCTTCTCGGGACAGACAACAACCATGTGGATCTTATCTTTCTCAACCAGCATATATTTGCCTTGCTGGGGAAGCCTGCTCTTATCGTAGAACATCCTAGAAATGAATGACATTTTTTCTAGAAGTTCGCGGGGAAAAACACCATGATAATGTGTTGTCTTGGACTCTTCGACCCACTGAATGTATCCATGAAAGCCAAAAAAATTTCTGGCTTCTAAAATCTCGAAGCTCATCTCTCGAGTTTTATATGGATCTAGAATTTCTTCTTCAGATATCTCATAATCAAGATCAATCGTCATTCGCCACCTTTATAAATTTACCCACTACTTCCATAAACTCTTTATCGGTCTCAGCAGTCAGTGCCAGTTTCATAAACTCTTCAATTGAGTCGTGCATACTATTATTTCTCAGTGCTCGAGTCACTTTACCAATAGTTGTAAAAGAATGTTCGGCAGAGGAAACTCTTATCGACAACTCAGGGTGTTTTGGTTCTGGTGGAAGTGACATACTTTTCCCTCTCTTGACAGCGGTTAATATTCTGTTCTTACTATTGATAATTATCTACCTGCCTTCGAGCCAAGATAACCTGGGATGACATCTGCCTCAACTCATCGATGTTCTTACAATCAAGATATGTCATGGCCGAGCGAATTCCTCCTTCAATCTGGTCAATTCGTTCATCGACCGACATTCCCCGATGGACAAGAACCTTCTTTCCTTCTGGAGTAGAGTATTTATTATCCTTGTTATAGGATTTTGATTCGGCGCTTGATGATCCGTAGAAGACTGTTCCTGTTTCGTTAAGGCCAGCAAACATACCACCCATCATAACCTCATCGGCACCAGCAACAAATGCTTTCACAACATCGCCTGGATGCCTGATACCACCATCAGAGATAATCTTTACCTTTCTCTCTTTGGCAAAGTATTCTTCTTGGTTGATCATCTCAGCGGTTTCTTTGATAAGCGAATATTGCGGAACTCCAACTCCAGTCATAAGACGAGTTGTACAGACAGATCCAGATCCGATTCCCATCTTGATAGAGAGAGTCTCCACATCAACGAAGAAATCGGTAATGCTGAGAAAATCAATTAATTGGAAAACGGTTTTCGGATTGGCAATGTTACCGAAAACAACATGTTCATATTTGACCTTGCGAACGAAGTCAGCCATCATGTCCCAGAATTTGAAGACATGGCCATTGGCAACATCGAAACAGATAGACTTTTGCTTGATGCCATAATGAGAAGTAATCAGATAATTGAGGTCAGAGGCAACCAACAGATCGGTTTCTGTAAAGCCAAAGGTTGGGATAGTAAGCCTAGCCTGTTCCCAATTAGTTGTTGAAAAGAATTCTTTCCAATCTCGAATTGGTGTGTGCTTGTCGATATAGGTTTTCCAGCCACGGGCAGATGCGATCTTTGCCACTTTAAGAGTTCCAATATTCTCCATATTGGCGATTGACAGAGGAACACCCCCATTGTCATCGACCATAATACTTGTGTTGGATCGAGATGGAACATCAGAAGAACCTGAAGGCATCAACAGAACGTCTTGAAAATCTAGGTATTCTTTCACTTCTTCTCTTGTGCTGTTAGTGCTGCGCGTGCGCGGATGAAATCATCCCAAGTGAGGTTGGGCATCTGAGCCGCAAACGGCTTCAGCGCCTCTCTAAGCGCCGCATTCTCCCGCTCCAGCTCGTCGAGGCGGGCGGCTGCGGCGTGGAGTAGCGAGGCGTTTATATTCGGATCGGTGCCCCACGGGTCAATGCTGTACGCTGTGGCTCTTATCGCGTCAGCAAT